GGCGCCCGGTCATTGTCGACATCGACTCTTCTGCGAAAACTTAACGCCGGTGATTACGCTGGCGCTGCCGATGAGTTCCTGCGCTGGAATAAAGCTGGTGGCAAGGTCCTGAATGGGCTGACCCGTCGGCGTGAGGCGGAGCGCGCTCTGTTCCTGTCGTGATTGGCGCGCTGCTAAGGCGTTACTGGTTGCAGTTGCTGGTGTTGGCGGTAATCGGCGTGCTGGCGTTCTTCGTTAACCACTACCGCGACAACGCCATCACCTATAAAGACCAGCGCGACAAAGCCACCAAAAGTCTCCGCCTGGCTAACGCCACTATCAAAGACATGCAGACCCGCCAGCGTGATGTCGCTGCACTGGATGCCAAATATACGAAGGAATTGTCCGATGCGAAAAAAACCATTAACGATTTGCGTCGGGATGTCGATTCTGGCGCTAAACGGCTGCGCATCGCCGCAACCTGCCCTGGAGTGCCCAAAGCCACCTCCACCTCCGGCGTGGATGATGCAGGAGCCCCCGAACTTACTCCAGACGCTCGACGGAATTATTTCGATCACCGGGACGGAATCGCAACCGCTGACAAGATGATTCGCGGCATGCAGGACTACATCAAAGAGCAGTGCCTCAAATAACAGCCTCGCATCCGCGGGGCTTTTTTGTATCCGAATTTCACCGCGCATCTCACGCGCACTTCACCACTCAGAACCTTTCAGGATGACCCTTGAGGATACCGGTTTGGCTATCGGTGCCTTTCTGTGGGCCGGACTTCCTGTGAGACAAGGTTCATCACTAAAAGGTAATTACCGACATGACAAAACAAACCGTGAATGTCTACGGCATTTCTGTCCGGGTTGACTCCGCAGGGAGATATAACCTGAACGATCTGCATGCGGCAGCCGTTGCCAATGGTGAGGCGACAGAATCACAGAGGCCGAATAAATTCATACGAAGTGCGGCGGTAAAGCGCTTTGTTTCTGCACTGGATTCCAGAGGACAAAAATGTCGTCTGGAAGAAAATCAATCACTTAACATTGTGAATGGTGGTGTTAACCAAGGCGTCTGGGCTGCCGAGTTGTTAGCTATTCGCTATGCGGCATGGATTAGGCCTGAATTTGAAATCCGCGTTTATGAAACATTCCGCGAGGCTGTGCTTAATGGGCTTAGCAATATGAACCGGCTCAATCGCCTCGACCTGCTGATCGCCAATGAGACCAAAGAAGTGAGCGACTGCGCCCGGGCAATGAATAAGTGGGGAGTCGGTGGTCGTAAGAAGCTTCTGAATTGCGCTCGTGAGCGGATCGTCAGCCAGATGGACCCTGACATGATCACGCTTATGGAAGCGAAAGCAGGGTAGCCAACGCAGAATTGCGTCGGCAAATAGCGGCATTACAGAAGCCCTTCACTGAGGGGCTTCGATAATGATCTGTGTAACCCCGCAAGGATGGTGATCACATCTTGCTGACGGGTAAGCCGTAAGTGGCTAAGCACTTCTGAGAAGCAGGGCAACAGCTGCGACACGTGGAGAACAAAATGGCTACCGTCTACAAAATCACAATCACCAAAAAATCCAAAGAGTCCTTTACGGGACTCATGACCCGCAGCCAGCCAGAGATCGTCAATGGTTATGTCGCTCTGGCAATGGATGACGGCAAATGGCGCTACTTCAGCCAGGACAGCATTGATGACTTCCTGTTTGAACCTGTAGAGCAGCCAGCAGAAAAAACAACGGAGTAACGAAACTATGGCGACCAAATCAAAGACTGGCCGCCCTTCTGATTATCTACCAGAGGTGGCTGCTGACATCTGTTCACTGCTTGCCGATGGGGAAAGCCTGCGCAAAGTTTGTGACCGACCAGGGATGCCTAACAAGGCGACGGTGTTCCGCTGGTTGGCGCAGCATGAAGAGTTTCGCGACCAATACGCGAAAGCCACTGAGACACGTGCTGATGCGATTTTCGAAGATATGTTCGATATTGCTGACGGTGTGAATGAAGAGGCTGCCGCAGTAGCTAAAGCACGTCTTCGCATCGACACGCGAAAATGGGCCCTGGCCCGCATGAACCCGAAAAAGTACGGCGACAAAGTCAGCCAGGAAATCGACCACAAATCTTCAGACGGAACTATGACTCCTAAGCCGACTGTCATCCAGTTGCTTCCCGTTGAGCCGAAATCATGAGTGAAGCCGTTCAACTGCCGATCCCCGCCAAGCTTGCGCCGCTGTTCACTGCGGTGAATAAGCGTTATCGATGCTCGCACGGTGGACGTGGCAGCGCCAAGACCCGCACATTCGCGCTGATGACTGCCGTAAAGGCGTATCAGTCGATGATGAACGGTGAAAGCGGGGTGGTACTCTGCGCGCGTGAATTCATGAACTCGCTGGAAGAGTCGAGCATGCAGGAGGTGAAACAGGCGATCCTGTCTGTTCCCTGGCTGGCCGCCAACTTTGATATCGGCGAGAAGTACATCCGCACCATCGACAAGAGCGTTAACTACGTGTTCTGCGGTCTGAGGCATAACCTCGACAGCATCAAGTCGAAAGCGCGCATCTTGCTCTGTTGGGTTGATGAGGCTGAATCAGTAAGCGAAATAGCCTGGCAGAAGTTGAGCCCGACCGTTCGTGAGGAAGGCTCAGAGATTTGGGTGACGTGGAACCCGGAGCGCGACGGTAGCGCCACGGACAAGCGTTTCCGCAAAGAGGCTGGCGACGACTGCATCACCGTTGAAATGAACTACACGGATAACCCGTGGTTCCCTGACGTGCTTGAAGGTGAGCGACAGAACGATCAGCGCCGCCTCGACCCGGCGACATACGCATGGGTGTGGGAAGGTGCTTACCTCGAAAACTCTGATAAGCAGGTGCTGGCCGGAAAATACCGGATTGCTGAGTTCTCGGACCAGTTATGGAAAGAGGCCGAACGTCTGTTCTTCGGAGCTGACTTCGGTTTCGCTAAAGACCCGAACACTCTGGTGCGCTCGTTCATCCTGCACAACCGGCTTTACATCGAATACGAGGCATACGGTCAGCAGACAGAGCTCGACCACATGCCAGAGTTATACGACACCATTCCCGGATCGCGTGACTGGCCCATCAAGGCCGACTCCGCTCGACCCGAGACGATCAGCTATCTCAAGCGGCAGGGCTTCAACATCTCAGCCGCCGAAAAATGGCAGGGGAGCGTTGAGGACGGGATCGCACACCTTCGCGGATTTGACGAAATCATTATCCATCCGCGCTGCAAGAACGTGGCGCGGGAGGCCCGCATGTGGTCATACAAAACGGACCGCATCACCGGTGAGGTGTTGCCGAAACTGGCTGATGGTGATGAGCATACGTGGGACGCCATCCGCTATTCCCTTGATGGACATATCAAACGTAAACAGCAGGGTGTCGGCATGATGATTCCGAAACGCCTTCGATAATCAACGGACACGACATGAACGATAAATTACAGTTGGCGGTTAATCACGCGATTAACGACGCCAGGCTTGCTCGCGCCCGCATGGGGATGCTTAACCCTTCGATGGGGCTGGACGCCAAGCGTAATTCTGCGTGGTGCGAATATGGATTCCCTGAGCAGGTCACATACGAAAACCTCTACGCCCTGTACCGGCGCGGTGGTATTGCTCACGGTGCCGTTGAGAAGCTGGTGGGCAAGTGCTGGCAGACTAACCCGGAAATCATTGAGGGTGACGATGCCGACGAGAGTGAAAACGAAACCGCCTGGGAGAAAAAGTCCAAACAGGTATTCACCAACCGGTTTTGGCGCTCATTCTCTGAGGCGGACCGTCGCCGTCTTGTCGGTCGTTATGCAGGCATCCTTCTGCACGTCAATGACTCCCTCGCCTGGGATCAGCCTGTAACGAAAGGCAAGATGCTCCAGAAGGTTACTGTCGCATGGGCAGGCTCTCTGACAGTTGGTGATTGGGACACTGGCCTGAACTCGAAAACCTACGGACAGCCGAAGATGTGGCAGTACGCTGAACGGTTGCCGAATGGTTCAAGTCGCCGCGTCAACATCCACCCCGATCGCGTTTTCATCCTTGGTGATTACTCAGACGATGCTATTGGCTTCCTTGAGCCAGCTTATAACGCCTTTGTGAGCCTGGAGAAGGTAGAGGGCGGGTCTGGTGAGTCATTCCTGAAGAACGCCGCTCGCCAGTTAAGTATTAATTTTGATAAAGAGGCGAAACTGGATGAATTAGCCAGAGCATACGGGGTTGATTACGGCGAACTTAATGAAATCTACGATAAAGTAGCCCGTGAAATGAATATCGGGAACGACTCCGTTCTTATTACACAGGGGGCCAATGTTGCTCCGATTGTGGCTGCTGTATCCGATCCCTCTCCAACCTATAACGTCAACCTGCAAACCGCCGCTGCTGCGCTGGATATCCCGACAAAGATACTCGTTGGCATGCAGACGGGCGAGCGAGCGAGCACGGAAGACCAGAAATACTTCAATACTCGCTGCCAGTCTCGCCGTGGCGACCTGTCATTCGAGATTGAGGACTTCTGCGACAAGCTGATCGAATTAAGCATCCTCGATCCGGTCAGTCAGAATACCGTTATCTGGGACGACCTCAATGCGCAAAGCGACAGTGAAAAACTGGATGCCGCTCAGAAGATGTCGCAAATCAACAGCGCTTCCATCGGCACGGGTGAGCAGGTGTTTACTGGTGAAGAAATTCGCGTGGCCGCAGGGTATGAGGGTTCGCCCGAACCACTTCCAGAGGTAGATGATGACGAAGAGGAAAGCGAAGTCACCGATACTTCCGGGAAACCTTAAAGACCCGACGGGTGCCGACCGACTTGAGCGCGGGGCAATGAGCGAGTTCGCCAGGCGAATGAAGCGAATTGGCAAGGCGTACAAGGGCATTCTCGACCGCATTCCTGCATCGCCATCAGTAAACCAGCGTTACACCTTCGACCTCGATTCCACCCAGCTATCAATGCTCCTCAGCAATGCCTCATTGCTGGTTGATGAGATTTTGGGTGCAGATAACGAGACAGGATTCTGGTTCTGGGCTGATTACGTCAACCCGGCGTATCAGCGCGGCACGGCGCAGGAGTTTGCCAATCTGGCGCAGCAATCAGCCGTGTACGCTGCCGGACAGGAAAGCGTATCGACAATCCTTCTCAGCGAACCGTACCGACGTAGGCTGATTCTTGTTCGCGCTCGTACCTTCGAGGAAATGAAGAACCTCAGCGCCAGTGTGAAAGCGGATATGGCGCGGATACTGACCGATGGACTTGGGCGCGGACAAAATCCACTGGAGATAGCTAAGCGCCTTACTGAGCAGACGGGGATTGAGTCTCGCCGGGCTAATCGTATTGCCAGGACGGAGATTACCACCGCGCTGCGCCGTGCGCGCCTGGACGAAGACGACGAAGCCAGAGAACGATATGGCATCCGTACAAAGCAGATGCACATATCAGCGCTCAGCCCGACGACCCGAAGCACCCATGCCGCGCGTCACGCCCATCTGTATACCGCAGAAGAGCAGCGGGAGTGGTGGGCTAAGGATGCAAACGGCGTGAACTGCAAATGCTCCACGATCGCGGTTATGGTCGATGAAAGCGGCAAGCCGTTAAGTGACACCATCATCGATAAAGCTCAGAAAACATTTAACACAATGAAAGCCCGTGGCTACCAATGGGCTAAGGGTTAACTCATGCCAATGCAAGTTAATGTCACCTCGAAGGTGAACAGTAAGGCCATCCGGCGCGAACAGCACAACGGACGCGAGCACTGGGTTGTTCCTTCTTACACCCTTCCGGCGAACGTGGTCATGAACGGCGGTCTGTATCCGGCCAGTGAGATTGACCAGCACTACAGTGGCCTGGAGGGGACACTGGCACCGCTTGGACATCCACAGGTCAACGGTCAGTTTGTTTCTGCTTTTAGTCCTGAGGGGCTGAATGTGGGTTATGTAGGGGCATGGAACAAAAACGTCAAGAAGTCCGACAACCGCGTCTACGTCGAGAAGTGGATCGATACAGAAGTGGCAAAGCGCACGGATGACGGAAAGCGCCTCCTTGAGCGTCTTGAAGCGCTGGAGAAAGGCGAGGATGTTCCGCCAATCCATACCAGCGTTGCCGTATTCCTGGAGGAGCTTGAAGCGAACGATGAGCAGAAAGCTCAGGGGGCTTCATGGGTTGCGAAAATTCACGCGATGGACCATGACGCCATCCTTCTGGATGAGGTTGGCGCAGCTACGCCAGAACAGGGGGTAGGGATGATGGTAAATGCTGATCTTGCCACTCCACTGAAAGCTAATTCCGGCGCTCTGGTGGGGGAAACCTATCGCGAGCGTGAGCGGAGGCTGGAGAAGGCAGCGAAAGATAAATTCGCTCCTGGCGAGAAAGAATACGCCTGGGTGGCTGACTTCACTGACTCGCAAGCGGTAATCATCCTCAACAATGGCGAGCCGAAGGTTTACGGATACAAGTCTGAAGGCGGAAAGATTGTCTTTGATGATACCGGGACAGAGGTTCAGCGCCAGAGTTCATGGGTTGCTGTCGTCAACAAACTCAAATCTTTTTTCACACCGCAGGAACAGCCTGCACCAAACCACAAAACGGAGGGCGACATGCCTTTAACCAAAGAAGAACTGGAACAAATCGGCAGCATGATCGGCCAGGCTGTTGCGACCAACACGGAAGCGGCTATCAAGCCTCTCGCAGAAAAGGTAGATGCGCTACAGGCCAATCAGCAGCAACTTGCTGAAACCCTGACCGCCAACTCCCGAGCTGAAGAGAAAGCAAAGCGTGAGGCCGTAGCTAAGGTGCACGGCGAGATTGTGGCCAATGCACTGTCAGGTGAAGCGCTGGACGCGATGTTTAAAACAATCGGTGAATCCGCGCCGCTGGGTACCAACTCTGCGCAACAGCAGAAAGTAACCGGTGCGCCGAACCCTGACGAATACTTCAAATAAGGAGCCAGAATAATGGCACGTTATCGTCGCGTTAATATCGACGGTCAGTCTCTGTACAAGACCGAAACCCGCGTTACTGCCGCAGCCTTGCTGCCCGGTACTGCGGCAGTCATCAATGGCGACAATGAGTTCGCGCAGGCAACTGCGCTGGCTGGTCGTATCTACATCATCGATGTTGCTTATCATCAGGGTCTCAAAATCACTGAAGCAGTGCCAGCCGGCGACTCCGCCGTGGGTAACTACGTAGAAGAGGGCCGCGAGCTGGCGCTGCTGTGCGTGGCGGGCACTTACGCCAAGGATGACCCGATTAAGTTGGGCGCAAATGGTCAGTTTACCAAGGCAACGGCGGATACCGATTCGGTGATCGGCTACAGCCAGGATGATGCAACCATTGCCGCCAGCACTACCGATTTCATCCGCGTGCGCATGCGCGCTGGAACTGTAGCTGCCTAGGCAGAAAATTCAGGAGAATAAGAATGTATTTTACCCCCGAAACACTGGCTGCTAACAGCCGACTGCGCGGGCACTGGAATGAGCTGTGGGCCAACCGCAACATTTTCAACCATCATCACGACATGATGGTTAACGCATATCGCCAGAGCATGACCCCCGAAATGCTGGCGGCTAACGCTGTTGGTGGCTTCGCTCGTGAATTCTGGGCTGAGATTGACCGCCAAATTATCCAGATGCGCGATCAGGAAATTGGCATGGAAATCGTCAATGACCTGATGGGCGTGCAGACTGTACTGCCTATCGGCAAAACCGCGAAGCTGTATAACGTGTCTGGTGACATCGCTGATGACGTGTCAATCAGCATCGATGGTCAGGCGACGTATTCCTTCGACCATACTGAATTCGGTTCTGATGGTGACCCGATCCCGGTATTCACTGCTGGTTACGGCGTCAACTGGCGACACGCGGCGGGCCTGAGCACTGTCGGCATCGATCTGGTGCTGGAATCTCAGTCGGCTAAGCTGCGTAAGTTCCACAAGAAGCGTGTCAACTTCTATCTGAACGGCGACTCCAGCATTGTTGTTGATGGTCTGCCAGCTCAGGGTATGAAAAACCACCGTAACACGCAGAAGATCAACCTGGGCAGCGGAGCGGGCGGTGCCAACATCGACCTTACCACTGCAACTCCGGCGCAGTTGCTGGCCTTCTTCGGCCCGACCGGTCCGTTTGGGCTGACGGCTCGCACCAACAAAGTAACTGCTTACGACAAGCTGTGGGTTAGCCCGGAAGTGTGGGCCAACATGGCGAAGCCATACCTGGTAGACATTAACACCGGCACCAATGCGTTACTGAGCGGCACGGTTTTGGATGCGATCAGCAAGTTCATTCCTGCGAAGTCTATCCAGATGACCTACGCGCTTTCCGGTAATGAATTCCTCGCTTATGAGCGTCGTCAGGACGTGATTTCTCCGCTGGTCGGTATGGCTGTCGGCGTTGTCCCTCTACCGCGCCCAATGCCTCAGTCGAATTATAATTTCCAGATTATGAGCGCTGAGGGTCTGCAAATTAAGAAAGACGGCGAAGGCCTGTCCGGCGTGGTCTACGCCGCCAATCTGGCATAAGGAGATCAGCATGGCTAAATACCAGGTAACCAGAGCATGGCATGGAGTGAACGTCGGTGATGTGGTTGAAATTGAGAAACTGCATCCTGCGCTAAAGCCTCATGTTATGAAACTCTCTGATGCGGCATTAACACCGGCGACGCCAGAGGCTGGCACGGATGTGAAATCCCGAAAAGAGATTATCGCAGCGCGCCTGACGGAGCTGGGTATCGAGTTTAAAGGCAATCTCGGGGCTGAAAAGCTCGGTGAATTGTTGCCTGATGGTGAACTCGAAAAACTGTTCCCTGCTGAATAACCGCCGCGAAAGCGGTTTTTTTTATGCCCCGCTCCGGCGGGGTGTTTCACGGAGTCGACAATGGTAACTCTCGAACAGGCGAAGGGGTATTTGCAAAGTCAGGGCGTTTCCATTCCCGATTTTGTTCTTCAGGCTCTCGTCGACCAGGCCAACAGCATTCAGGAGTGTCTGGATGCGCATTATCCGGCATCAGTCGCGCTGCTGATTCAGCTCTATCTGCTGGCGCTTATGGGGCTGGCGCAAGGCGACAAGTATATCAGCTCGCAGACTGGCCCTAATGGTGCGTCACGCTCATTCCGGTATCAGTCGTTTCCCGATCGATGGAAAGGGGCGCTGGCACTGTTGCGCGTCACCGATAAACACGGCTGCGCTAATGACCTCATCCCTCCAGACCCTACCAATACAGCTTTTGCTGGCATATGGATTGCCAGGGGTGGATGCATGTGCAGCGGGAGTAAGTAATGGCGTGGATATCGGTTAAGAAGCGGCTGCCGGAGCCTTTTGTCAAAGTCTGGGTGATGACCGACAGTGGTAAGCGCGTTACCGGCTATGTGAAAAGTAACGGTGACTGGTATCTGCTGTGCCGGAAGGTTGCGTCGGAGAATCCGGAGGTGATCCGGTGGGAGGATAACGGTGTCTGAAACAGCCGCATGGAGTTATACCAATGTTGCCACTGTTTACCCGCGCGTCTACGACGACTGGAACAGCACCTGGACAAACGGAACTCCCTACCTGATTGACTGCACCTGGACAGCAAACAATGAAGTTGCTGTAGATGCCAGCGGGAAAGAGTTCACCACGAACCTGATTTTCTTCACTGAACTGAAGCGTAATGGCATCGATGCGACCATGCCGAAGCGCGACTGGTATATCGCCAGAGGTGACACAACATCTCAGGCCGATCCGCTGAAAGCTGGTGCAAACGTCATCAAGGCGGTGACGGAATGGGATATGTCGCCATTCGGCGAGGAGCCGGATTATAAGGTTATGACGTGAGGTGATTTATGTTCTCGCTTGGATTAGCTTGTTTTGCCCTGGGTTTTTCTTGCTGCGCTGCATTTATTCAAATAATCAGGTGGTGGTATGCCCGTTAAAGGTATCAAGCGTGTTCAGATGAACACCCGCAAGGTGCTGAGTGCTATCGCTGGCATCCGAACGGAGAAGGTTCTCTATGAAGTCATGAATGCCGGGGCCAACCATGCGGCGCTGATTACTCCGGTTGCGAAAACATCAGTTCTCATCAACAGCCAATACAAAAAACTCGAACCAATGCCATCAGGAATGATTGGGCGGGTGGGTTATACGGCTAACTATGCCGCCGCAGTTAATGCCGCAAGGGGCAAGCTGAAAGGCAAGCCAAGGCCAGACGGCAGCGGCAATTACTGGGATCCAGATGGCGAACCGGACTTCCTCCGCAAAGGCTTTGAGCGAGACGGCCTCAACGAGATTAAGGCCATCATCAAGCAAGGGTACAAAGTATGACGCGTAGCGAAGTGTATGACGCGCTGAGAGCGTGGTTGCAGTCGCATGGCTTTGATGCCGGTTATCGCGTCCAGAAGCGATTCTGGAATGAGCTGGAGGGTACCGAAGGGGAAAGATACCTTGTCATCCAGCAAAGCGGCGGTGGCAATCCTGAGGAAGCCATCACGCGCGACTTTTTCCGCATCCTTGTTTTGTCAGGACAGAACGACAGCAATATCAACCAGGTTGAAGACCTAGCCGACGCCATCCGCCAGGCGATGATCGACGACTACAAAACCGAATGCATCATTTCGATGCAGCCAATAGGCGGCATCACCGCCATCCAGACCGAAGAAGGGCGTTACCTCTTCGATATTTCCTTTCAAACCATCATTTCCAGATAACACGGAGATAATTAATTATGGCCGGATGCGAATCAGGTGCATTCACCGGGCGTGACGTCGTCGTTTATTACGCTATTGGCTGCCCGGAAGTACAACCAGCCGCCAGCGCATACAATCGCTTAGGTATGATGCGCGGCAAAACAGTAAATGCAGAGTGGGAAACCGCAGATGCGACCGGCGACATGAGCGCTGCATTTACTCAGGAAAGCCTCGTCACCTATAAGAATATTTCGTTCTCAGGTGACGGCGTGACCCGCAAAGAGGATGTTTATGCGCAGAACGCGCTTAAGCGTCACGTCTACAACCCGCCAGCAGAGACCAGCAACCAGCCGTATGTATGGTTCAAGATCATCTCTCCGAACGATATCACCGAAGGGCCGTTCATGGTGACATCATGGGGCGATGAGGCTCCGCACGACGACGTTGCCACCTGGTCTGTCGAAGCGTCCAGTGCCGGTCAGGTTGACGTGCGTGATGTTGGCGCGGTAATCACCATTACCACTCAGCCGCAAAACCGCACACTGACCGTAGGTGACGCGCTGAACCTGTCAGTTGCCGCGACGGTTTCTGATGGTTCTACGCTGGCTTACCAGTGGCAGAAAAACGGCAGTGATATCTCAGGTGCAACATCCGCAACGTACACCAAAGCGAGTGTGATTGCTGGTGATGCTGGCTCATACACCTGCCAGGTGTCATCCACCACGGCGGGTACCGTCACATCCGGTACTGCGACGGTTGTTGTCAACGCAGCCTGACACCAGGGGCTTCGGCCCCATTTTTTTTGAGAGGCTTCATGAAAGCAATAACCGATATCGGCCAGGCCGTTGTCCGCGCTGGGGGCAAAGAGATATTCCTCAACCCGTCATTCCTCGCCATGTCTCGTATTGGCTCGCCGGAACAGATTGTTGATGCTTTCGTGAAGGTTCATGCCGGGCATTACCCGAAACACCGAATCTCGGATGCTCAAATCATGAAGGCGGCCAATGCCAGATGCTTTGCTGAAATGGCAGCATCGGCGGCAAACGTAGTTCGGCATTGCTCAGAGGATGATGTTGCAGAGTTGATTGGTTCGTACTCGGTGAACGCGGCAGGGCGACTGCTGTTCAAGCCTGGGGCTATCCCAATCGAGGATGTTATCCAGCTTGCTCGCCACCTGATTCTGCATGGCGTAATGGGCGACCAGCCACCGGAAGAGTTCGAAGGTAAGAAGGGCGAATACAGCGACAAATTTGATGTACGGTCATTCGTCTACACCGCTGTTGCCCACCTCGGCATGAGCGAGTCAGATGCCTGGAACATGACAATGACCAGCTTCCGAGCCGCCATGAATGCCAAGTTCCCGCAGAAAGAGAAAGCCAGGGTGCCAACCCAGGAGAAATACGACGAGGTCATGGACTGGGCGGAGCAAATGCTGGCTATCGACGCGCAACGGAACGGACCGCATTAATCTCCTTCGAAGCAACACAACCAGCCTCGCAATAGCGGGGCTTTTTTGTATCCGCAATAAAACCAACGCGCATCTCACGCGCACTTCACCACACAGAACCTTTCAGGATGACCCTTGAGGATACCGGTTTGGCTATCGGTGCCTTTCTGTGGGCCGGACTTCCTGTGAGACAAGGTTCATCACTAAAAGGTATTTACCGATATGACTAATTTATGCATGTTCAGTACTCCTGTCCGTGTCCTTGATGGCGATATGGTATGCCTAACTGATATCTGGGTGGCGGCGGCTAAAGCCAAGGAAGAGGGACTGGCACCATCTCTGATTAAACGGAATATGGACAAGCTACGCCCGTGGTACTTTTTGCGAAACGCCTCCACGAAGCGCTTTATCAGCAGTTTACTCAAACTCTCAAAAAACGAGAGTTTGGAATTGCCTGATTCTCCGACGCTCACTATGCCGGGGAATGGTGGTGGGACCTTTGCCCACAAATTAATTGCTTATAAATATGCTGCATTCCTCGACTCTGACTTTGAGGCTGGCGCATTCATTATTCTTGATAAATTTTTTACCGGGGAGTTGCAAAGAAAGAGCGATCTGGTTGCAGATCTCAATCTCAGCATTCTTGAGTTTGATAACAAAAAAGACTACGCCAGCCATTGTGGTAGCGGCCTGGTCGGATGGAAGCATGAAAAGCCGGTGCTGCTAGCGAAGATAAAGGCCTTAACGGACCAGTTGCAGCTAACCTTGCCAGGGTTTAGCGCATGAATGACCGGGTAATCGAATGCGCCTCCAGAGCGGGGCGCGATTTCTCAGAGTTCATGCCAGGTGAAAAGGACATTATGCAGGCGCTGTCCTCGGTGGATCAGTTTGGAGAACAATTGCGCCTCAACGGCTGCGTTAACCATCACTTTGTCAGCTATATGATGCGGAGCGCCATCATGTAAACTTTCATGGAGATGGCAGAGGCCAGGCAAAAAGAGGAACGCCGCCGCAAGCGAGCAAAGAAGAAGGGGTAGCCCACTCAGGTGGGCTTTTGCTGTCGCTATGGATATAAGAACAGTTTATGGCGCAATGCCACGCATGATAGATTCATGGAAATACATTTCGTGGTGAATCAGCGTGGAAGACGAAAAACAGCACCAAATGCAACTTCAACTGACCCTTCAGCGGCGGCTGGAGAAAGTTACTCCTGAGCTATTTTCTGAATATCTCTTCGAACGCGGCGTCAAAACAGTCATATGCCCAATTTGTGGTAGTGATGATATTTCTATCCCTAACGCCAGTTCGATGACTGTAGGGCCTGAAGGGTGCGAAAGCAGCACTTATGCCATCCCAGTAAAACTCGACACAGAAGGGCCACCATACTCATTGGTGAAATATGAGTATCGATTGATATGCAAAAACTGTGCGTATTCTATGCACTTTGCAACGTGGCCGGTATTGAAGTGGGTTGAACAGAAGTTGTCAGAAGCAGGGGAAGACCAATGAATATTAGAATGGAAGATAACATTCACGTAGTCGATTTCCCGAAACACGGTGGCGGAGGTAGCGGAGGAGATGACATGCTAGAGAAGCGTGTAAAGAAACTAGAGGATGATCTGGCTGGCATTCGGACTGATATAGCAGTCATAAAATCAAATTATGCAAACAAAGAAGATGTCGCCTCTTTAAGAGCTGAGTTACACCAATCTATTTCCGCTCAGACAAAATGGTTAGCTGCGACCATGATTGGTATAGCCGGCCTTGCCATGGCAGTTGCCAAGCTCATTTTCTAACCCAGCGCTCGCTGAGTTTTCCCTGGCCACGATCCCTGCTAGGATTCCCTCATCTTTTACCAAAGGGGATAGGGATATGAAGAAAACACTTCTTTTAGGATTTTCGTTGCTTTCTTTTTCGGTTTTGGCCGCATCATACCAGATACAGGTGCCAACTGATTCGAAAGCAACATACACAGTGCTGGACAAAGGTTCTCAAGGCTCACTCAGAACAATCATGACAAAAAGAGATGGGTCATCTGGGGTTACATTTTCGCAGCGAATTTATAATTGTGAAGCAAACGAAGTTAAATACTTGGGTTCTGGTGAGAGCTTAGAAGAAATGAAGAGCTCTAAGGCCGATCCTGGCATGTCGCCAATAGTAAGTGGCTCCATTGCTTACTACCTAGGTCGAGAGGCCTGCAAGTAATCCAAACCCGCTCCGGCGGGTTTTTTTATGCCCGGAGATTAAAAATGGCACAGAATGTTGGTGATATTGAGTACACAATTAAAGCTGATACCGCAGAGCTTTTGACCGCAGGGAAAGATGTTAATCGGGTCACAGGGCGGATGGAAAGCGATCTCAGTAAAGCTGATAAAGCAGCCGACAGGCTTAGTACAGGCCTTAATAAAGTCGGAGTTGCAATTGCCGGGGCTTTCACCATTCAGGCAGCCCAAAGAATTATAGAAATTGCAGATAATATGAATACGCTGCAAGCGCGGGTAGCAAGGCTTTCACCTGATGCAGATAAAGCTCGGGAAACCATGTCATCTTTATCCGCTATTGCCTCTGGATCTGGAAATAGCCTAGAGGAAACAGAAAGACTCTGGGAATCATTAACTACCGCATTAAAAGAGACTGGAGCGACAAACCAGCAAGTCCTCTCATTAACTGACACATTACAAAAAATTGGCACAGTCGGTGGATCTTTAACCGAAGAAATGGCGAACGCTTTAAGACAGTTTGGTCAGTCTATTTCAGGTGGAATTGTTAGGACTGAAGAGTTCAATTCCATCCTTGAGCAAATGCCAGAGCTGGCAAGGCAGATTGCCTCCGGTCTGGGAGTATCAATTGGCGGCCTACGCAAAATGATGCTTGAAGGTAAATTAACAGCCCAGGACGCTCTTAATGCAATTCAAAAGCAATCGCAAAATGTTAATGAAGAATTTAGTAAAATGCCTGTCAGTATCGACAGAGCAAAGAACAGCTTGGATGTGGCTTTTAAGAATGCAATAAGCGACCTCAATAATGCCATAGGACTTACATCTACATTGGCAGGGCTTATGCAAAGCGTTGCCGATAACCTGAATTTCTACAACAATAATGCTGGCAACGCTGCAAGAATGCCGAAGCTTATTAAGCTACAGCAAGAATTAAACTCTGAGCTTAAAGATGGTCAGCGCTGGTATGAGACTGACTCAGTATTCCAGGCTCGTCGTGCTCAGGCCGCCGTTCAGTTAAAGCAGGTCGAAGGTGAAATAGCTCATATCAGAGCTAAGGCAGCAAGCGATGCTAAAAAAGGTGGAGAATTCAACGCTCCCGATACGACAGGCGATGACAAAGCCACTCAGAAACTACTGCAAAATGCACAGAGAAGACTGACGCTATCAAAACTTGAGGGAGAGGCGCGAGCCAGGCAAATGGCTTTGTATGACGCAGAGGATGCCGGCTGGAAGAATAACGATCCGCGCATTAAACAATTGCAAGACCAATATGCTTTAACTGAGCGTAACACTGCCGCGTTGAAGAAAAATAATCAGGAATCTAAAACATCAGCCACGCAATCTGAAGCCATTGCTAACAAACTGGAGAATTTAAAGCAAGAGGCAGAACTAGTTGCAGACTCGACGCAAACCCTGACAAGGGAGCAGCAACTTCTTCGAGCAGAGCAATCTCTTGGCTCTAAAGCTACTGATGAGCAGAGAAGCAAGGCAAGGCAATATAAACAAGCCGCTTTAGATGCGGCGGATGCGACCAAGGGTTTTGCTGTCGCCCTTCAAGAGCTACCAGAAGATGCAGAGAATCGCTCCTATGACGATTCAGTTACAGCAATCAAAGCGGCGTTCAAAGCTCAACTCATAAGTAAAAAGCAATATGATCAAGCCTCAGAACGTCTGGAAGCAGATCATCAGATTAGATTGGCAAAAATCCGTGCCCAGCAGGTAGTCACGCCTCAGCAGTCCGCTCTCGGTGAAATCGACCCGGTTCAGCAATTGGCTAACCAGCACGCGCAGGAACTGGCTCTCATCCAGCAGTTTGAGACGCAGAAAGGTCAGATCACTCAGCGCGGCCTCGAGCTGATGAACGCGGCCAATACCGAATACGAGCAGGCTCGCATTGCGGCGCAATGGGAGATTTACCGAAACCAGAGCACGACCAATCAGCTGATGGCTGACGCTATCGATTCTCTCCAGGGGGGGGCGACCAATGCCATTACCGGGATGATTAACGGCACTCAGAGCCTGCAAGAATCCTTCGCCAACATCGGCACGACAATCCTCAACAGCGTTGTCGGTAGCCTGGTGCAAATGGGGATTGAGTGGGTCAAGAGCCAGTTAATGGGGCAGGCCGCTGCTGCCGCATCACTGGCATCTACAATGGCTCAGGCTACCGCCGCTGCATCTGCATGGGCGCCTGCTGCTATGAGTGCTTCTATAGCAACAATGGGGAGTGCTGCTGCTGTTGGTCAGACGGCCTATGCTGGCTCTCTCCTGGCAGCCAAAGGAATGGCCGTTGCTGGTGCGCGTTATAACGGTGGTCCGGTCGATGCCGGATCTCTGTATCGGGTAGGTGAGAAGGGTAAGCCAGAGATATTCCAGGCCAGCAATGGCAGCCAGTACATGATACCTGGTGATAACGGCCGGGTGATCAGCAACAAAGATATGCAGGGGGGCGGAGGTGGTGGTGCTTCATTCAACCCCGTAATGAACCTGACGATAAATACCACTGAAGGAATTGGCAGTGAGGATATCGCAAGGCTGCGCAAAGCGTGGAGTAACGACATGCTGAAGATGATGGTAGACCAGAGCACTCGTCCCGGTGGTTTATTGCAGGGGAGGAAAAAATAAGCGGCTAAAAGCCGCTTTATTATTTAACCCTGACCACATCCTGTTTTGACTATCTCTTCAATGATGTCGTTGACGGTATCAGCTGCCGCTCGAAGTTCTTCCTTTGACGTTGAGTCGCTTTCAAGTTCATCAAAATTCATTGAGCGAGTTCCCGCAAGCCTCATAAGAGCTTGCTTTTGATCTTCGTTGAGCGTTGCGATTACGTAGCTGAGTACTGTTTTTACAGCAAGGCCATTAAGTTGCTCATGGGTTGGTGCAGCCATTTTTAATCTCCTGATAGCTTGAAAAGTTGCACTAATTCTAACATGCGTAAATGCGCCAAAAGAAATTTAAAAGGTTTAACCATGCCAGAAACATTCACATGGACACCACAGAAAGCATACTCCGTTGAGCGCACGCCGAATGTTGCCGTCGTTAAGCTCGGCGACGGTTACGAACAGCGACAGGTGAAGGGTATCAATCCACTGATGGATAAATACTCGCTCACCTTTCGCGGCGTCAGCGGAGCGTGCCGCAGTAACCCTGCGAAGGATGCTGAGGCATTCCTCAAGGCCAGAGGCGCGGTTGAGGCGTTCTACTGGACGCCATCAGATACCGGAGCCAGAAAGCTGTTTGTCTGCCGCTCATGGAGCATGACAAAGACCGGGCCGCTGTTTGAACTGACGGCCACTTTTGAACAAGTACCACGATAAGCCGAAAGGCGGGAGACAGTTATGACTTTAGAACAACGTGTTGAAGAGTTAGAGGCTATGGTTGATTCAATGAAAGCACAGATGGAAGAAGTTATTAGCGCTCACACCTGTGCTTATAATCAAATCACTGCGAAATTAGATCAAATTGCCGTAATTCAAGCTGAACGCAAGGCTTGAATAGCAAGTTTTTCAATCTCACCGATGGTTTTATTCTTTATCTCATCTGGCGCTATATCTAGGTTTACCGAATGAAATTGGTCATTAGGGCCAATCAAATTAGCTTTTAATTTAAATGTATTTCCAGCGACCGCAAAAGAAATAAAGTCAATAGCGTTTAATTTCAATTCTGACATTATTTTTCCTTTATCAGAGGTAATCAGCCATCCCCCTTCGATGGTTACGTCAGTGTCCCACCACTGACGGGCTGAGCTTACACGTTAACCAGGGTTATCAGTAAGCAACATCCTGATATTCAAACAGTAGCCACCACTTGGTGGCTTTTTTTATGGGAGTTTGCCGTGCGCGACATACCAGCCAGTATGATTATTGATAGCGTCGACGCCGGAGTAGGCGCGTTTATCGACCTGTTCGAAGCCGACCTGCAACCATTTGGCGGAGACCTTATCCGGTTCCATTCCGGCACCAATGGATATTACGGAAATGTGATCTGGAAGGGGAATCAGTATCAGGCATGCCCGATAGCAGTCGAAGGGTTCGAGTCAAAGAACGAAGGCACATATGCCCGGCCAACAATGGTGGTGGCGAACGTCACGGGTTTACTGACGGGCATAAACCATGACTTCGACGACATGCTTGGGGTGGTGATCACCCGCCGTCAGGTTCCGGTGAAATACCTGGACGCGGTGAACTTCCCCAATGGCAACCCTGACGCAGATCCGACGCAGGAAGCGGTTTCCCGCTACGTTGTTGAGGAGATGACGGAAGAGACGTTCGAGCAGGTGACCTACACGCTGGCGACACCGATTGACTGCGACAACGCTATCATCCCGGCGCGAACCATCCTTGCCGACGTCTGCCAGTGGCTGTATCGCGGCGTCGGGTGCGGATATGACGGGCCGCCGGTTGCAGATGAGCGCGACAATCCAACCACTGACCCGGCGAAAGATAAGTGCTCTCACCGCCGTAGCGGCTGCCGCTTCCGTTATCCACGACCGGAACCAATGCCAATCAGCAGCTTCCCCGGCTCTCAGAAGGTTTCATGATGCAGGAATTACTCGATTATGCGGCATCGTCGCAGGATGAGGTGTGCGGCTTAATCCTGGATGGCGGGCAGTTGTTCCGCTGTCGGAATGTTCACCCGGAGCCTGGAAAGCACTTCCGAATCAGTGATGATGAGTGGCTGGCGGCCGAGGAGGCTGGAGAGGTGACTGCGGTATTCCACTCTCACCCAATGAACAGCCCGGTTCTGTCCGGCGCCGACCGTAAATGCCAGGTTGCATCGGGTCTTCCATGGGTGCTGGCCTGTAACGGGAAAATCAGAACGTTCAGGCCGGTGGATTACTTTTTGGGGAGGCGGTTCGAGCACGGAGTAACTGATTGTTACACGCTATTCCGTGATGCGTATCACCTGTGTGGCATTGACCTCCCTGACTTCGAAAGGACGAATGGCTGGTGGCTGAGAGGGGAGAACCTTTATCTGAACAACATGCCGCTCAATGGTTTCCACCAGGTATCGCCGGGCGAAGCGCAACCAGGTGATGTGATCATCAGGCAGCCATTCCCCGGCGCTGACCCCTGCCACGCAATGATTCTCCTCGATGACAACATGGTGCTTCACCACGACCACGCTGGACACCTGAGCCGGAGAGAGGCTATGCGCCCGGCATACGTTAAGCAGATGCATTCCATATGGAGACATGAACAGTGCTCATCTTTAAATTTGCAGGGCATTTACGCCGACATTTCCGCAAAGTCGAGCTGAGCGTTGATACCCCTGCCCAGGGCATTCGTCTTTTGCTTGCTCAGAATCATGAGTTCAAAAAAGCATTCCTGAACGCCAGAGTAAGAATGCGAGTGGCGGGTGAGGATGTTGAAACTTCTTCGGTGCAGTGGCACATGGATCGGCGCCTGAAGGATGGCTCTGTAGTGCTGTTTGTCCCGGTGATTGAGGGGGCGGGACTTGAGACCAGTACGATAGTTCTCATTGCCTCACTGGTGCTGTCTGCCGCCTCGGTTGCTTACTCCATCTACATGTCCCGGAACATGAAAAGCAAAACTTCAGCGGAAGCGGCCGAAACAAACACCCTCACGAATAACTCGTTTACCAGTGCAGAAAACAGGGTCGGACAGGGGCATCCTGTCCCCATACTCCTCGGCGAGATGGAGGTCGGCAGCAACGTAATAAGTCTCGGGATCGACACATCTAATAATTCCGACTGGGAAGAATCAATCAGCTAAGGTGGCGCTATGTCTTCAGGTGGCGGTAAAGCATCAACCCCAAAACTACTCGACGATAACCTCAAATCAAAACAATTCTATCGGGTACTGGATCTGATATCTGAGGGGCCAATCGCGGGCCCGGTGGATCAGGAGCACCTGTCTTCATTCAAGCTGAATAAGACGCCTATCACTGACTCGAACGGTAATGTCAACGTGAACGGCATTAGTGTTGCCTGGCGACCTGGATCGGAAACTCAGGAGCCAATCAACGGCTTCTCTGCAATCGAAGCGACGAACATTGTTAACACTGAGGTCACTTACGATACCCCGCTGGTTAGAACCGTGACAGATCAGGACGTGACCCGCGTTCGTTTTAACATCGGCGTCACCGGGCTCATGGAGCAGGACTCCAAGGGTAACCAGAAAAACACCTCTGTAACGATGGTTATCGAGACCAGAACTGGCTCGTCTGGCTGGGTCATGGAGAAGACGGTGACGATTACAGGGAAAATCTCTGGCGAGTACCTTGAGGCGCACGTCATAGATGCCCCCGACACCAAACCGTTTGATATCCGCGTTCGCCGCATTACGCCTGACAGCAGCAGCGATTTGCTGTCAAACGGGACTGTTTGGAACAGCTACAGCGAGATCACCGACGACAACCTTAGCTATCCGTTCTCTGCTGTTGCCGGCTCAGTCATCGACCGTGACCAGTACACCGACACGCCGAGCCGCACATATCATCTTCGCGGGCTGATCGTTGACGTACCGGATAACTACGAGCCAATTGCCAGAACTTACTCCGGGCTGTGGACGGGGGGCTTCAAAAAGGCATGGACTAACAACCCGGCGTGGCTGTTCCGTGAGCTGGCGAAAAACACCCGATTTGGCCTGGCGAAACGCGCCGGATACATCGATGTTGACGATGGCGCACTCTACATTCTGTCGCAATATTGCGATCAGCTTGTAGATGATGGGTATGGCGGCAAAGAGCCACGCATGACGCTCAACGCCTACATCACAGAGCAGGCGAGTGCGCGAGACATTCTCGACAAGATAGCGAGCATGTTCCGTGGCATTGCGCTGTGGGACGGCCTGCGCCTGTCCGTAATGCTGGACGCTCCACAGGATCCGATTGCGACAATCACGAACGCCAACGTTGTGAATGGCGAGTTCAAACGAAGCTCTGTAAAGCGTTCAGATAAATACAATGCGGTTGTAGTGTCCTGGACTGACCCAGACAACGGATGGGAGCAGGTGAAAGAGTACGTTTCCGACGATGAGATGATAGCCAAAGGGAACTACAACGAAACCACTCTGGAGGCGTTTGGCTGCACCTCTCGCGGACAGGCATGGCGGGCAGGTAAATGGCTGCTGGAAACAGCAAAGCGTGAAAGCAGCAGACTGTCTTTCCAGATGGCACGCGATGCTATCCACTTCACGCCGGGTGATATCGTTGAGGTCATGGATAATGACTACGCAGGAACTCGCCTCGGGGGGAGAATTGTTTCTCATTCCGGGAGGGTGATAACGGTTGACGCGGTTGATTCCTCGGTAGTAACGGACGGCTCCACTATGTCGATTATGGGGAGGGACGGAAAGTTCTCTCGCTATGAGATTGGTGGCGTTAACGGAAACAACGTCACACTCAAAAACGAACCTGAATGGGTGAGGGCGGGAACTGTATTTGCCATTTCAACCGCAAGCGTTGCGATTCGCCTTTTCCGGATACTGAGCGTTGCCGAAACGGAAAACAACTCCGTATACAGCATAACGGCCTCATTGCACGACCCCAACAAACAGGCCATCGTTGACGAGGGTGCAGTGTTTGAAGTTCCCAGCGATACGCTGAACGGCTACCGCGTGCCTAACGTGGAAAACCTGCGAATCCTGAACACAAACACCGAGACCGTCCAGGTTACAGCAACGTGGGAGACGGCAACCACTACTAAAAAACTGGTGTTTGAGCTGTACATCTACAGTGCTGATGGGAAGCTGGTATCTCAGTACGAAACTGACCAGTTCCGGTATGAGTTTTACGGCCTTGCTGCCGGTAGCTACACGCTCGGCGTTCGTGGGCGCAATGAAAACGGGATGAAAGGCGCCGAAACTCAGGTGAGTCTTATTATAGGCGCGCCAAAGGCTCCTAACTCCGTTCAGTGGATACCCGGACCATTACAGGCCACTCTGGTGCCAGTTATGTCTGTAACGGCAACATCAGATACCTCTTTTGAGTTCTGGTACGCTGGCGAGACGCCAATCCCATTAACCGATGATATTGAGAACAAAACTCAATTCCTCGGAAGGGGGAACCAGTGGACCATTCAAAAGCTCAAGTTTGACCACGTCTATTACGTTTATGTCCGGACACGCAACGCGTTCGGGGTTTCTGATTTTGTTGAGGCTTCAGGAAAGCCAACGGATGACTTTAGCGATATCACCAATGCAATCCTGGAGGAGATTAAAGAGACTGATACGTTCAAAGACCTGATCGAGAGCGCGGTGGAGAGCAGTGAAAAGTTCGCAGAACTGGCTGATGCAATCAAAGAGAATGCAAACGGTCTTGCAGCGGCGGTTGGATCGAATAAGCAGACAGCAGAAGCAATCATTGGGAACGCCCTGGCTATTGCTGATGTTGTTGTGCGCCAGACTGCGCAGCAGGGGGCTAACTCTGCGAAATTCGAACAGCTCCGGGAGGTGATCGCTACTGAGACGGAAGCGCGCGTCACGGATGTTACTCGTCTAGAGGCGAAAACTGCACAGAATGAAGCGGGTATTACTGATGTTCGCCAGGCGTTAGCAACGGAAACTGAAGCTCGCGCTTCTGCGGTAAGTCAATTGACGGCTGCCACTCAGGCCGCATCTGACAAAGCTGATTCAGCAGCTGCTGTAGGTGCTCAGAATACAGCATCAATCACTGACCTTAGCCAGGTTGTCACGGACCTCGATTCCTCAATGGCATCACGCCTGGAAGAGCTGGGTGCACAAACTGATAAGGCCAGCGGCGGTATTCAGAACAATGCTATCGCGCTGATCACCAGTACGCTCGCGCAGGTTAACCAGCGTAACCTTCTGAGCGTGCAATATGGTGATAACAAAGCCGGTATTGAGCGAGTCGACAATGTCATGGCAGATGCAAGTAAAGCTGTCGCTGAGTCGCTGCGCACACTGGATTCCAGCACCGGTGGAAACACCGCGAATGTCACTGACTTGTCAAAGACGCTCGCTGACTTCACTCAGGTGTCTGCTACGCAAATCAACTCGCTGAAGGTCACGGTTAACGGTCAGTCTGCGGCTATTATCCAGAACAGCCAGGTATCAGCGGACATCAATAACAACCTGAATGCGATGTACAGCATCAAGGTCGCTGTTGATTCTAATGGTAATCAGTATGCAGCAGGGATGGGGATTGGTGTTCAGAATACGCCGTCCGGCATGCAATCACAGGTACTGTTTGTGGCTGACCGATTCGCTGTAATGGCGCAGGCTGGCGGTACAGTTACGCTGCCATTTGTGATCCAGAACGGGCAGACCTTCATCCGGGATACGTTCATCCAGGACGGTACCATCAGCAATGCCAAAATCGGCAGCTATATTCAGTCTTCAACCTGGGACGGAACCGGGAACGTTGGCTGGCACATCAACAAATCTGGCTACGCGACGTTTAACAACGTGACCGTTCGCGGCTCGATTTACGCCACAAACGGTAATTTTTCTTTCAATGGCTCCGGCAACACAACGGTGATTAATGGTAATGGCGTAACCATTAATATTCCGGGTGGAGGTCGCATCGTACTGGGGACATGGACATAAAATGCCGACAGGATTATTGATAGAACTTAATGACGGTGGAAAACGAATGGAGATAACGGCGGGCCTGCGGTGCCCGTCATTTGGAGCAAGTTTTGACAGTGGATATCAGAAAGCCAAGTACGCGGATATTTCCGGTTATGTATCCGGTTCGCAGGTGTTGTTTATCCCCCACGCGACGGCTTATCTTGATTCAGGTCTGCTTCATAAAATGAACTCGGTCACCATATCGGGAGCGCGAGTCACGCAGAACTCAACGATGAAAGACAACAGTATCAGCGAACGAGAAAGCACGTACACGTTTCCCGGAAGCCTCTGGCAGATATTTCCGACGGGCCAGCGTAGTGGTGTGGGCTTGCTCATAAGCGACAGCACAGACTTCACTTCAATAACTAATGCTACTCAGTCAGGCCAGTGTATCTGGAAAGGTACTGTGAATGTTCCAACCGGGGGCTGGGCGGTTCCGACGATAGCAGGTTATGACAAGTCGAAATATATCGTTTTCGGACGCTGTAATAGCGGTAATACGATTGACTTCGACGGCAACACAGTAAGATTCTTCAGTCCTCCGTCAACTAATGATGACGCTCCCACAACCGGCACGATAGACATCGTTATCTTCGCCAGTGGTGTGACGCCGCAGCCGGGAACGGGGCTAAACATCTTCAATGCAGCCGGGGCCTGTACGTTTTCAACTACAAAGCGACCTTTCGTATACCTCAATCAACTCTGGTCACCTTCTACAAGCCCCGTGAGCATCGGTAGCGGGTATGTGCCGCTGGGCAGATTTGGTCTGATGATTCATATGGTAAATGGCATGTACGTGTATCGGATGTTCGGAATAAAGATACAGAACGGTAGCGCTTCAGTTCAGGGCGGGAAATACCTTGGACGCGAGCAGTATGCCATATTCGGTAATAACACGATTACTCCGCTCAGCCTTCCAGTCTTGCCTGATATGTACGTCTGAATTAACTTTCTATTCAAATCAACCTCGCTCCGGCGGGGTTTTTTATTGTCTGGAGATAATATGATTTATACCACTGGCACTATTGCCATTAGCGGAAATACCCTTACAGGTACGGGAACAAACTTCACTGCAGCTGGATCGCTGATTCGTAACGGCTGTACCGTCATCGCACTGACCAGCCCCGCCCAGGTATTCCAGATCACTGCTATCGGCGGGGCAACAAGTCTCACAGTGACTCCTGCGGCAAGTCCTGCAATACCGGCGGGAACGAAGTATTCCATTTTGCTAAGCGACAGCCTGAGCGTGGATGGCCTGGCGCAGGACATTGCTGAAACCTTCACGATGTACCAGCGCTACATGAGCGGTTTCGCTGATGTGATGAACGGTACTACAGACGTCACTATCACGATTAACGGTGTGGCCGTTACCGTGCCGGGCCAGAAATCACTGGCGAAGAAAGGGGCTAACAGCGATATAACCAGCCTAGGTGGCCTGACTACCGCACTCAGTATCAGCCAGGGCGGAACAGGTGCAAAGAATGCTGCTGACGCTCGCACAAACCTCGGTTTGGGAAGTGCCGCCACCAAAGATGTTGGCCCCAATACTGGTAATGTCTTAGGAGTTGGATACTTTGGTTTCGGAACTCCAGGTGTTAACGTTTTAGGAAGTACCGAATCAGGGTTTTATGGTATTGACGGCTCTGGTACTTCCTGGGCGCCGCAAGCAGGATCTGGAATTGTATGCGGGTATGACCTAACTCGCCGACAGCAAATATTTACAGGAATTTCCGGCAATCTTTTTGTCAGGAACCTGGCTAGTGCTGCTATGAATACAGCTTCGTCCACCATTCCATGGACACAGATGCAGTCTGTTGGAACATCAGATATTAATTTTAAACACGTCAACGGCGATCTCGATGTTGCTGATTCTCTTGAAAACATCTGTCAAATGGAGTTTAAGCGATTCTACTATCTTGATGATGATGAGCAGACAGAGCGCCGGGGCGTAATTGCTCAGCAGATCGAACAAATCGACAAGCAATATGTTCACTCTGCTGAGGGCGTAGGGAAAATGACGCTTGACATTAACCCACTGATGATGGATGCCCTTGCAGCCATAAAGGCACTTAACGCAAAGGTAGCAGAACTTAGTAAACAGGTTGATGAGCTAAAACAGGGTGGAGCTTGATATACCTGAAGACAGCATATTGAAACGGCTTCGCTAAGAAAACCGCCTTCCGACTTAAGAAAGAACGGGCGGCGGCTGGTTGCTCAGTGTTCATGCCCGAGCAAACGCGGGGAATATTACACGATAGATAGTTAAAGCCCAACCTGTCTTACTGATGGAAACTCCGAAACCAACCACATATCGGAGTCTTCAAACATTGCTATTATCCTGCCTCGTTGCACGAATTTTTTCAGCGATCCATTCTTCCACTTCCGTTGATACCCACTTTACTGACCTACCTATCTTAATGGATTTTGGGAATTCACCCGCGTTCATCCAGTTGTAAATGGACCCTTTTTTGAACCCAACTTTGCGGCAAACCTCTTTCAGGTCCATAAAATATATGTTCAACTTACGTTCTCCTCGTCAGAAATGTGTGCGGGTTATGGAACATCCAAAATTTCAAATAGAGCCAAATAAGTGGGTTACCGAGTCGGTATTGATGATAGTGACTGGCCTTCGCTCAGGAACGATTGAGCGAGCAAGAAAACGGTCATGGTTGGTCGGAAGATAATATCTTCATATCGCCCCTGACGGCATACCAAAAGAGAATAGCGAGTGTATGTACAATCTTGAAGCCATTAACCGATGGATAGAAGGGCAAGCTAAACGGCAGCCGAAAAAGTAGTATCCACCAAAATTATCGCACAAATGATCTTGCTATATGCTTGGCTGAAAAATGGAAAAGCTAACATTGATATCATAGGAAGCATGCCGAGTCAGCATTAGGCCCTGGTCAACGTATCTCTTTACGAAAGAACATTGCGAGGCTTTTTTTAGCAGTGGAAGTCGAACCCACCAAGCTCAGAGACAAAAAACGGAAAGTTGTAGGTAAGGTGATGTTTATAAAGTGGTAAAGAGAAGTGATTTTCAATAATGATGTGAATGCTATAATGCATTAGATGGTACTAAAACCCGGCTTACGCCGGGTTAGCATCAATTAGTAGTATTTTTTAGTGCTGCCTGTAGATCGCTTGGCGTAGTGTTGATAGGGAAACGCGCTGCAGCAAGTGTTTTGTAAGCATTTGCAACGATCTGTTGTAAAGTCATAATAATCCTCTTATTGTCTATTAAAGTATTGATAATTCAATTCTTTATCAAAATAATGTTTGCGCTTAAGCCAAACAAAACCATCGCCCTTAGATAATACAGCAACATCTATAGGACCGCCAACACTATCACTCTCATTTGAGACTTTTCGCTTGAATGCCGTCAGGTTAACCAACGATTCTGCCATGTAACCTAGATCAACCTTCGCTAATGAACCAAGCATTGATAAAACTTTGTGTACATGATTTATAGTCATATGACTTTGTAGTGCTGAGGTGGAGCTATTAATATGATTTGGAATGCAAGCATCGAATGCAGCCTCAATATCCATTCTACTTATGCCTGCATTATTACTGGAAATTATATTGGTAACTTCTGATTTTAGGGCATTAAATGAATTATCGATAGATTCGTGTAGGCAATTTATAATTCCTTGGCTACATCCTTGCATGAATGTATGAACTTCATCATCTTGTGCGAAGGGATAGATGCCTATAGTATGGCCGTTATTCGTTCTGTGTTTTGATACGGGCCTCATGATCTTATTATTAAAAACACCATATACATGATGAGACTCAACAACTGGATAATATTCATCATCACCATAGCCTGCAAAGACTATCCCTGAATAGGTTTGAAGATTGCTCTCTTTACAAGTGTAATTAGCGAATAATTCCACCAGAGCATTTATTAATGTTTGGGGGTAAGGAGTACTAAGGTTTAGCTCGTCAGGAGGAATTCGTAAAGCGCAAATTTGTGTTATTATTAGGGATATCTCTGATTGTGCTAATGCAAAATCAGAGGCATCAAAATCCATAAAGAATGGATTGGAACTCATTTCATGGCATTTATCGATTACTCTTTTCTCAATAAAGCCATGATATTGTGCCGTGGATGGAAATGAACCACTAGTTTGAAGATGGCTGGTAACATCTTCATTCTGAACCTGTTGCATTATTTCTGGAAGAATAGCATCACTATAAAGGCTGAAGAAAAACTTCTTCTGCATATCTGAAGTAATAATACTTGAATTGTTTTTTATAAAATCAAAAAAAGATGAGGCATAATCACTGATAGTGGGGTGAGATGCAGCGTTAAGATTTTTCCTGTATGCTTTGATCAGTAATTCCCATGGGGCATCACATATCGCTGCATTATTATAAATCATCAAAGCGACAGGGTTTCCTCTGGATAATTCGAAAAGCTTATCGGCATTATTATAAATTTTTTCAGAGAAACCTATAGTTGCTGTCACAGCGGAATCTGCTGCTAGTGCTATACCTGATTTATTAAAAACTGCAATCTCGGCTGTCATTAGACTCTCCATACTCCACTTGTCTTAAAATTTAGCTTAGGTTCTCACTAACGTTATCTTTTTAGGTGTGCCCATTAATGCTAAAGCTGAAAATCCTAATCGATAATTATCATGATACTAATCTATTGCAAACGCTCGTTTCTCCTCCCTAAAATGGTAGCTGAGTCTCATAATTCGATGTACCCATATCGATAGCTACATTAATGTTAGACACGATTAATTCATCTCAGTGCCTAAATTTGTTTTAATGCACTGAAAATTAAGGTGATATTTCTTTCAATCAATCTGGCTACATATCAGACTCTGCAAACATTTACTCCAGCATGAGGTTCAGTTTTTCCCAATCGATTTTGCTGGCATCGCTATTCAGTACGTTTGCCTAAATCGGCTTCACCTTCACTTCAGCACCAGGGAAAATCTGGTGCACTCGCTTCGTCAGCTCAGTCACGATAATCTCCCTTACCCCTGCGAGCCTCTCTACATTTCGCTTGTCATAAACCAGCTCAACGAACATACCGATCCTCTCATGAATGAAAATTGCCTGTACTTGATCTGTTTTTGCAAAAATACTACTGTATATACGTACAGTCAATGAGTGAGTGAGGGTGCGTTCATGCCTCGTCAACCGGATATTCGTGCTGCTTTTATTGCGGCCATACAGCAAAACCCGAAGGGCTATCTCTGCCTGCATACAGACAAATTCATCGCTGAACTGCAGGAGAGGCACTGGCATTTCAGCGTTGCAGATGCAAACGCATGGATCGAGCGGTACCAGCCTGACTTCGCCGACAAGACGACCGACGGAAGCGACAACCGTTACTGGATCCTACGTAACATGGGGAGGGTTTTCTAATGGGCTTTCCTTCGCCGGCTACGGATTACGTTGAACAGCGTATATCGCTTGACGAGCGCATCATCATCAGGCCAGCGGCTACGTACTTTATGCGGGCCGGTGCAACGCATTACCGGGAAGGTATCCTCAACGGTGCTTTGCTGGTTGTCGACGCGTCACTGTCTCCATGTGACGGTTCATTGCTGGTTTGCACAGATAGCGGTGAGTTTAGGATTAAGCGGTATCGCACACACCCGCGGCCACACCTTGAAAACCTTGAGAACGGTAAACGGGAGAGTTTGCCAGATAAGGATGAGGTATCCGACACTTCGCGTCCGGTATTTGGGGTGATCACGTATATCATCAACGACGCGCGGTCTGGCGAGTTCGACGACTGCCCGGTGATGTAACATCGTATGTTAATGAAGAGATCGTATGCTGACGATTTCGGCGCTACAGTGTAATATGCAGGCCAGTCGTTGATGGGGTAGTTACTGTGGGATGTCCACCGCTGTGTCCATCAAGAACCAATTATCTGCATAGCGAGTTAAAAAATTCATATTTATGAAGAACATAAGAAACTTCTCCATTATTGCTCACATTGACCACGGTAAGTCGACGCTGTCTGACCGTATTATCCAGATTTGCGGTGGCCTGTCTGATCGTGAAATGGAAGCCCAGGTTCTGGACTCCATGGACCTGGAACGCGAACGCGGTATCACCATTAAGGCGCAAAGCGTTACGCTGGATTACAAAGCGGCTGATGGTGAAACCTATCAACTGAACTTTATCGACACCCCAGGCCACGTTGACTTCTCCTATGAAGTATCACGTTCGCTGGCGGCCTGTGAAGGTGCGCTGCTGGTCGTCGATGCCGGGCAGGGTGTTGAAGCCCAGACCCTGGCAAACTGCTATACCGCGATGGAAATGGATCTCGAGGTTGTGCCGGTTCTGAATAAAATCGACCTGCCAGCTGCCGACCCTGAACGCGTCGCGGAAGAGATTGAAGATATTGTCGGCATTGACGCGACGGATGCCGTGCGCTGCTCCGCGAAAACCGGTGTGGGCGTGACCGATGTGCTGGAACGCCTGGTGCGTGACATCCCGGCCCCGGAAGGTGACCCGGATGGCCCACTGCAGGCGCTGATCATCGACTCCTGGTTCGATAACTACCTTGGTGTTGTCTCTCTGGTGCGTATTAAAAACGGCACCATGCGTAAAGGCGACAAAATCAAGGTGATGAGTACCGGACAGGTCTACAACGCCGACCGTCTGGGTATCTTCACGCCAAAACAGGTTGACCGTACCGAGCTGAAATGCGGCGAAGTAGGCTGGCTGGTTTGTGCCATTAAAGACATCCTCGGCGCGCCAGTGGGCGATACCCTGACCGGTGCGCGTAACCCGGCAGATAAAGCGCTGCCAGGTTTTAAAAAGGTGAAACCGCAGGTTTACGCGGGTCTGTTCCCGGTCAGCTCAGATGACTATGAAAACTTCCGTGATGCGCTCGGTAAACTGAGCCTGAACGATGCTTCCCTGTTCTACGAGCCAGAAAGCTCAACGGCGCTGGGCTTCGGTTTCCGCTGTGGCTTCCTCGGCCTGCTGCACATGGAGATCATTCAGGAGCGTCTGGAACGTGAATACGATCTGGATCTGATCACCACCGCACCGACCGTTGTGTATGAGGTAGAAACCACCTCGAAAGAAGTGATCTACGTCGATAGCCCGTCCAAGCTGCCGCCGCTGAACAATATCCACGAACTGCGTGAGCCGATTGCAGAGTGTCACATGCTGCTGCCACAGGAGTTCCTGGGCAACGTCATTACGCTGTGTATTGAGAAGCGTGGCGTGCAGACCAACATGGTCTACCACGGTAACCAGGTGGCGCTGACCTATGAAATCCCGATGGCGGAAGTGGTACTCGACTTCTTCGATCGCCTGAAGTCTACCTCCCGTGGCTATGCGTCCCTGGATTACAACTTCAAGCGTTTCCAGGCCTCCAACATGGTGCGTGTGGACGTGCTGATCAACGGTGAGCGTGTGGATGCGTTGGCCCTGATCACCCACAACGACAATGCGCCGTACCGTGGTCGCGAGCTGGTTGAGAAAATGAAAGATCTGATCCCGCGTCAGCAGTTCGACATCGCGATTCAGGCGGCCATTGGTAACCACATTATCGCGCGTTCTACGGTGAAACAGCTGCGTAAAAACGTTCTGGCGAAGTGCTACGGCGGTGACGTCAGTCGTAAGAAAAAGCTGCTGCAGAAGCAGAAAGAAGGTAAGAAGCGTATGAAGCAGGTCGGTAACGTTGAGCTGCCACAGGAAGCATTCCTTGCCATTCTTCATGTTGGTAAAGACGGCAAATAA